GGAGAGTGGGTTGCCGGCGTTGACCTCGTTGTACTGAAGTACAAGGTACTCACCTGCCGAGATGTAGCGGAGCGTGCCCGCCTGGTCAATCGTAAACTCAGCCACACGGCCCGCACCCCAACCCGTCGCCGTGCCACCAATGGCCGCCGCGACGGTCCCATAGACGGCAGGCGTGGCGGCGCTGGTGTACTTGTGCAAAGCGAGCGTGTAGGTAGTACCCGCAACGCCGTGAGACAGCGCCGCTGTGCCAGCCTGGACCGCTTCCGCGCCCATGATGGTCAACCCGCCGCCCTTTGCCGCGCTAGGCGCACGCAAGAGAAACAGTTGCTTATTGTCGCCGCCGGGGTCACCGAGGGCGTAGGTCACCACGTGAATGTCAAGCACTTCGCTCATGGTTTGGCTCCTTAATATGTCGGTGCTGTGGCGTCACCAAACAACGTCACGCCGTATTCAGGCCGCCAAACACCCGTTGCCCAGATTGAAGACATGACCACTTCAAGGCCGCGTCTAGAGATGTCCCTGGCCCGTTCCACGCGTGGCGCACGCCGCACGTCAAGCGCAATCGCGTCACGGGCAAACAAGGCCCCGTATGCGTCGGCGTTGCCGTCAATTGGAATGTTAGACGAGACAAAGAAACGCACGCCGTAAACGGTGTCAACCCAGAAGTTGTCAACCACCTGGCTCAACAGGTCGTCGGGCGCGTTTTGCTTTGCGCCCTGCGTGATGGTCATGGTCTTGCCGAGGTTGTGCCACTGGTAAGGATGGAGTACCGCGCTATAGGGCATTGGCGCTTTGGCGTTCCGCAGGATGGTCTGGGCGGCGATGATATGCCCCCAGGTGAGAACCGTTCCCGCCGCGCCAATCGTGCCGCCCGTCAGGTCGTCAAAGCTGGCGATGATGCTCGACTCAACCGCGTCGGCTAGACCCATGCCAAGCTCACGCGAGGCGTCGGCTACAATGTCCTGGTCGTCGCTCTCAATGCGCTGGTCAGTGATAAAGTAACTCGCCGCCTTTTCGGTCGGCGTGAGTGCGCCCTTAGCCGTGCGGGTAATCGGCTGCGACACAACGTCGTCAGTCTCGGCCACTTCCGCGAATGTCACCGTCCCGTAGATCGAGCTACGCCGCACAAACATACCCTGGCCGCTAAAGTTGCGGACAAGGCCGCCCGTGAGGTTTTGCTCGCGTGCGACCATCATCGCGCCTTCATATACATCGTTGACTAAGGCGTCAACGTCAGTCCACGTACTAGATGCCATGCTACCGCCTTATTTCTCGTCCCTGATGACGACGCCGCCACCCTCGGCCCTGGCCCGCTTCACGTTAAACATGCTGTCAGGCTGGCCGAACACCTTAGCGCGAATGTAAGCCTCTCGCGCTGCCTCCGTCGCCCCTGCCTGGCTTTCGCTGCGGCTAGGGTTGGTTGCTGTAATCACCGGGCCAGCGCCTAAGAATGGGTATTCTTTGAGGAGGCCCTTCAACACATCGTCAAGGTTTTTGGGCGTGCCGTCGTCGTTAAGTTCTAAAGTTGTGGGGTCTAGGAGCTTCACAGCGGCCCCAGGATGAGCAATGCCCGCTTTCGGCGCGGCGGCAATGACGGCATTCTCTAGCGCGAGCGCCCGGCTGCGCGCCTCAACTGCTACCATCTTCGCCTCGTACTCGCTCAACTTCTTAGCGAGTTCCTCAGATCGCTTTTGGGCCTTCTCTTGCTCGCTGAGCTTAGCTTCGTCCTCGGCCTTTTTAAGTGCCTCGTACTCTGCCAGCTTTGCCGCTAGCTCCTTGCGCTCGGTGCGGTATTTGGCCGCCTCCTTGCGCGCTTCTTCGAGCTCTTTCGCCGTCGCGTCCACACTAAGCGCAGCCTTGCCCGCCTGGGGCGCTGGCTCTGGCGTGGTTTGGGTCGCCTGGACCTGTTGGGGCTTGGTTGGCTCCTGGCCTTCTGTCGCCATTACTTCCTCTGTCACGGTTTTTTGTCTCCCGGTAAGTGCTAAATAAAAAAAGCGGGGCTTTGACCCCGCACAGTTGCCTATGCGAAAGTCAAAACCCCGCTGAGATACCCCAACGAGAATATTAGGTTAAGCGATTATTCGCGCCGTCCCTGATCCTTTTTGCTTGGTCGGCTGTGCGGTAGGTCTAGGAAGTCGTCACAGCCTCGCGCCAAAATCAGCGCCGCCTCACGCATTGCAAGCACTAGCACGCGCAACTTAGTGTCACGACTAGAGACATTATAGCAAGTTTCATGCGCGTTGTCTAGTGGTTGTATCACGTTGGCTCTCTTAACCACAAATTATCGGCTAACACCTGCACGATGCCGTTGGCGAACGCGTTGATTAGTCCCTCGTTTAGCTCTTGCCCGTTCTGGTCGCCTAGCGCGTGAAGTATCTCATGCCACGTCGTAACCCGTTTAACATCATCGGGCATTTGACGCATAAGCAGTATCTTGCCGTGTGCCTCCACCTGACGGCCCATTGGCATGTTGCCATTGATGCCGCCTGGCACTTCGTCAAATTCTTCAATACGGTAGAGGATTGGCCCGATCTTGATAGTGTCGCTCATCTGTATTCCAATGCGCATCGGTCGTTCGCTAAACATTGCCTTGACCCTATCGGCTTGAGTACCCCAATCGACACCCACCCCTTAGCCGTCTCTGCTAGACAACCCTCGCAATGTTCGGCGCTGGCTAGCACGTTTCGGTATTGCGTCTTGCCCGCGCCTATCATGCCGCTTTCCTCAACCGCGTGATACGTACCGCGTGGAGACTGCGCGTACAAGTTGGCGCGACTGACGAGCGAGCCGTCAAGCGCCTGCGTGCCATCCTTGACCTGTTGGGCAAAGGTGGCGAAATAGCCGTACTCAGCCTTGATACGCGCCCCCGTTCGCCCATAGTCGCTTTGCGTCATCTGCGCCCACCCGCCTTTGGCTAAGGATGCGCTGGCTAGGTGCATTGACTTTAGTTCTTTGGCTATGCTGATCTGCCAATCAGCTAGCGACACTTGCCCATTGACGAGTTGACGGCTAATACGCTGAACCTCGTTACGGCTACGATCCAGCGCCGTATCAAGGCCGCGCCGCACCTCGTCACGCTTGACCCATCTTCCGCTTCGGGCGTCCCTGTAGCGTTGAGAGCCTTCGTTCCAAGTAAATGCAGGCGTCAACGCGCTGCGGCGTTCTCTCACGCTTTTTTAGCCTTCAGCCACTGCCGCGCATACGCCGGGGCGCGTAGCTCCCACAACGCCTGCGCCTCCATCACGTCACTAGGCGTTTCCCCCGTCCCCACCAAACGGGTTAGCTGTTCCACTGTTAGCGGCTCCCCCAGGGGTACTCGGCGCTTTCTTGGGGAGCCAGTCGTCTTTGCCTGCGCCATTACGCCAATACTCCATCAGGTCGTCCATCAACTCCTTGATTAGTTGCGCCCTCGTCTTGTCCTGGCTGTCCTGGCTGCTGCTGCTGTCCAATTAGCCCTCCCTCGCGCATGGCGTCCATACGCTCACGCGCCTCAAGTGCATTGGCTTCTTCCTCTGCCTCTGCCGCTTCTACTACCTGTGCGATCTCGGCATCCGTCCAGCCTAGATACTTCTTGGCGAACAGATCAAACGGCATCCCCATATCAATGGCCGCTTTGCCCGCCTCAAACGTCGTCTTGAGTACGTCGGCCTCGTCCTGCGTCGGCAGGGCGCTTTCGTCGCCTTCTTGCGCGGCTGTTTCCTCGGCTAGATGCTGCTGCTCTGTCTCGTAATCGTAGCCAAGTTTAGACGCGATAGTGGACTTAGACGCCACACCCATATCAAGATCGGCCTGCGCGGTGGCGCGTTCGGCTTGCTCGTCTAGTGGCACAACGCTAGGCCATGCGATAGACGTAACATTTGTCGGCCCATAGCCCGCCAATTCTAACAGTCGGCGGTTTAGCTCATTGAGCATATCGCCATACGTGCGGCGTTTTACTTGTGTCTTTTGCTCAAGCGGCCCGTAGAGTATTTTGAGCGCCACGCCGCTAAGTGACCCCGTGTTCTCCATCTTGCCTGTGACGACAGACGGCACACGCGCTGCCTCGTGTATCGCCTCGTCAATGCGACGGTCAAAGGTGTCGAGACCCGCTAAGTTAGTGGGTGGGTCAATCGAGTTAAGCTGACCGTTCTCGCTACCGATGATAAATACATCATCCGCACCTAACTTGATTTGGTCCTCACGAAAGCCCTTGCCCCACATGCGTTGATGCGCCTGGAATTTGATAATACGCGCCCAGTTGGATAGCAAAGAATTGCGGCTGCGGTTCAGGTCAATGATGTCGTTCGGGATGTCGCTTTCGCCGTAGAACTCGTTAGGCACTGGGATGTTTTGGCAGTCGATGACGGGCGGCCATGAATAGAGCCAGGTGACGCGGCTTACTTCCTCCCACTTAGCCGAGACGTAGCCCTCGCGCATCATGTAGTCAACGATTAGCCACGTCCCATTATCTTGCCGTGTTAGCTCTTGCTTCTTACTGACGCCGCGCCCCGTTTTAGGGTCTATCGCTTTCCACTGGATACGATACGCGACCACGTTCTCAATGTCATCATCATCCCAGGTCACATTGACGTTAGCGGGGTCGAGTACGATTAGACGCGGATACGGCGACGTGAGCGCGTAGCCAGGGACAATCTTTAGAAACGCATGACCGCACACGCCGCCGTTGGTGGCGAGCTTGGTCAATAGCGTCATTTTGCGGTTGACCGCCCACACGTCGTCAAGGTACTGCTCGGCGGCGTTACGCTGCTTTTCCTTGTCAATGTCGAACGTGATGGTGTCGCCAAACAAGAACGCTACGCCCGTATCGACAATAACGCGGCACTTGGATACCTTGACGTTATCATTCAACCCGCCCGCCGTGACCTTGAGCGCGTCGGGCAAATCGCCGTTGTAGGCATTCCACGCCCGCACGTAATGCTCTAGCCGCTTCTGCTCATTGGCGGCGTAGGCGTCGTGGATTTGCTGCTCGCTCCAAGTCGTCGGGTAGTTTAGCATATTAGGCCCAGGGGTTACGGAAGGTGAATGCTTCGGGTGTGTGGCAGGCTTTGAGCGCAAGTGCTAACGCGATTACAGTGTCATCGTGCATCCCGCTAGGCGCTCCGTAGCGGCTGCGGCCCGTCACGTCGCTGACGGTGCGTTCATAGGCTTCTAACTCACCAACGAGTACGGCGTCATTAAGTATCTCAATCTCGCTACGTTCAAAGGCCAGCGCCAGGCTTTCAATGAGCGGCGACTTACTTTGCGCCGTCGTCTCAAAGGACACAACAGGCAAGCCCTCGCGTTGTAGTGCCTCAATGTTAGGACCACCAAAGCTGTTGTGTTCGGCTACGATATTCTCGCAGTTCCACCGCTGATGTAACGCTATCAGCCGTCCCCGCTGAAACTCCCAATCAATGCGATTAAAGCGATCCATGTCTACCACGCGCCGCGTCTCGGCATCCATGACGACGAGGACCGTGAAGTCCTCTTGCATACCCCAGTCAGCGCCCATTACAAAGCGGCCTGTATACGGCTCGCGCTTTTCACCTGTCGCCGCTGCCCGCACCTTCCTGAATACGCCGCCCGCGTCCTCTAGGAACTGCGCTAGATACTCCTGCTGGAATATCCGTTCGGGTAGTTCCTGACGTGCCGCCTCAACCTCGCTGGCTTTGATATGCGGGTTAGCCGTCGTCGGCATTTGCCAGCTCATCCACTCAGGCCGCAAGGGGTCTTGCCCGTATTGGTAGACAGCGCGAAAGAAGTTAGCGCCTTTGGGTGTAGACGTAAACCAGGCGTCCCCTTCAAAGTCGGTAAGCGTTGGTCGAATAGACGCCTGCCATGCCTCTTGTAAGTGGGGGACCATCGCCGCCTCATCTATGATCACCCGCGCATACTTTCTTCCTCGCGGCGCGTCAGGCGTGTCCAGGCTCCACATATCAATCACGCCACCGGTGATTAGCTCGATGCGATGTTCCTGCTGTGCTACGCGCTTCGTGACGGGTTGCACCGTGTTGTAGGTCTCGCGCCACACGTCGCTCATCATTTTGTAGGTTGGCGCAAAGAACGCCACAGGCTTACCCTCTAGCGCGGGTCGAATGAGACGGTCAATGCCGAGA